CGACACTTGCAAATGACTTGAAATCAATCATTGATGACTATGATAACAGAATCAACAATATGAACAGTCAGCTGCAGCAGGCAACCAAGGATGCTTCTTCATCTATAGAGCAGACTAAGACATCTATTTTACAGACTGTATCAGAAAACTATTACAGTGCGGTTGATGGAGCGAATCTTTCTTCTACTGTATCTACACTAAAACAGACCACAGATACTATTCAGATGGATTTTGTCAAGAAAGAAGACTTTAGTTCTCTTTCTGATACAGTATCAAGCAATCAGACTCAATTGAACACTTATATCAGATTCAACGCAGAAGGCATCGAGATTGGTAAACAGGATTCGGAGTTCAGAACTAGACAGACAAACAGCAAATACTCTATTCTTCAGAATAATGACGAAGTAGCGTATTTTGCTAACAACAGAATGTATAACTCAAACATTGAGGTTTCTAATTCATTAAGGATTGGAAACTTCGGATTCATTGTTAACAGCGATGGATCATTAACATTTAAGAAAGTGGGTGGTGACTAATGGCAACATCTTCATCATGTTCTGCTTCTTTTGCAAGTGGAAATGGCAATGTCACAATGACAATGACACGAACAAGTGTCAACGTGGATGGCAACTATGATTTGTGGACTGCTAAATTGACAATGTACTATAAGTGGAATATCAATTCCAGTGCTACAAAATACGGCTCTATGTGGGCTAATGGTGTCCTTATCTGGTCGGGTGGTGTAAGTGTCGGCACGAGTGGTGGAACTAAGACTCTTGCGACAGTCACAAACATCAAGATTCCTCATGACAATAACGGTGGTAAGCATTTTGATTTCTCATTCTCACAGGAACTGAAGGTAACTCTTTCAGGCCACTATGTAGGTAGTGTATCTGCTTCTGGTGGCATCGACTGCGATGTCATTCCTAGAGCAACTAAGCCATACTGTTCTCCAGCGTCTGTTTATTTTGGAAACAGTGTGACAATCAAGACGCCTAGAGCATCATCTGACTTTGGACATGTTATCTCGTACAGCTATTATGATACCAATGTACAGATTGCTGATAATCAGTGGAATGATGAATTCAAGTGGACAGTTCCGGTTTCGCTCATTGATAAGATGACTAACGCATCACAGTCTTATCTGACTTTTAAGGTAGATACATATAACCGTGCCGGAAAGTACATCGGTACTAACTACTGCCGATTAGATTTGTTGATGCCATCGGGATATGAACCGACTATCACAGGTATTACATATGCAAATGATGATACTGCAATTGCGAACAGATTCGGTGCATCAACAATTATTCAAGGCATTTCGAAAGTTAAATTCAATGTATCTACTTCAACGAAGAATGGTGCAAAAATCACTTACTATTACAATGAGGTTGATGGACAGATTGCTCAAGGACCTAATACATGGTTCATTACTCAACCGTTTAAGTCCTCTGACACAGTTATTCTTAAATCGACAGTTACAGATTCAAGAGGGCAGAAGGCTACACTCTCCAAAAATATTGATGTTACAGAGTGGTACTCACCAACCGTTAAGAATGTGAGTGCTCAGCGTTGGAATGTATCGACTAACAAAGCAGACGATGACGGCACGGCAGTGAAGATTACTTATTCATTTTCAATTGCACCTGTTGCAAACAAAAATGATAAGACTGTCATGATCCAGTATAAAAATGGCGAGACATGGACAACTCTTGCAACTTACACGGATTCATACGGTGCAGAAAATAAGATGTATATATCATCTGCTGGCAAGTTCAGTACAGATAATGCTTATTCATTCAGAGTGCTTGTGAAGGATTACTTCACTACAGATGGCGTTGCAGCTTATGCTGCTATCGTTCCTTCGTTCAAGCTGCTTGATTTTTCTGCTGATGGTAAAGGGATTGGAGTTGGATGCAAGGCTGAAAGCGGCAAGTTAAAGGTGGATATGCCTCTAGAAGCGCAGTCGTACAATGGCTACACTTTTGATTTTGATACAGAAAATCAGACCGATACATGGATTCCTGTTCTTAAGGATGGAAAACTACAGCATAGAGTTATGCAACCTATTGGATGGTCTGCACCAGTTACGTTAGGGAACGCATGTGGTATCACATTCAAGTATCGCTATAACGGGTATTTTGTATTCCTTTCCTATGACGGTTCATTTTCCAACAATACAGGATTTTCGGCAGGAACAGGGTACTCTCCAGGAGATGGAAATCTTCCCAGCCTTATTGGTGGTATAGGTAATTTCTTTAGCGCTGTTGCAACGGACAATAGATACAGATTGGCGATTAGATACTATCCTTCTTTATCCAGCAATAGATTGGCACTCATATCAATGGATTCTGTGACTGTTGCCAAAGGTGCTTATATAACAGGATTCGTTATGATTCCGAGAGTTTTAGCAAACAAATAAAAAAAACAAAGGGGAATTAAAATGAAATTATACGACACATCATTAAAATATATGGATGCGATTAACGCAATCGGAGGCACTATTGTAGCAGTATTGACTGCTGCATTAGGCACACATTGGTTTTTATTCGTAGGCTTTTTAACATTAAATATCATTGATTATATTACAGGAGTTAGAAAATCACGACTAACAGGAAAAGACAACAGCGCCAAGGGAGTGCGTGGTGTATGGAAAAAGTTAGGGTACTGGTTAATGGTACTCGTTGCTTTTCTCGCATCAGCGATTTTTATTGAGATTGGTAAGACTTTAGGAATTGACTTATCTGTAACTGCTTATATTGGTTGGTTTACAATCGCATCATTAATTATTAATGAGTTACGCAGTATCTTAGAGAACTTTGTAGAAGCAGGCGACAATGTGCCTGTCTTCCTCACAAAAGGTTTAGAAGTGGCTGAGCAGGCTATCAATAAAGGAGAATAATTATGGCAAGTTATTTCAATCTAACACTCGATACTCTTGCTCCACAGGGGCTGACTATCAAATTAAATAATGGGTCTCAATATACTACAAGCAAAGCAGTTCAACTTGCAATTAATGTGACTGATGAATCCGCAGACGGATATCAGATGAAAGTATGGGGTATCGATGGAATTGCCAAGGAATCAGATGCAGTTTGGGAAACGCTCGCTAACGTTAAAGATATCACTCTTCCAACAGGAGATGGACTAAAAACTGTATATGTGAAAGTTAGAGATGATGTTTATAATGAAACAGCAGTAACATCTACTAGTATCACATTAGACACATCAGTTCCAGCGGTTACTATCATCGGACCAGATGTATCTAGAATTTCTAAGACATCGCCAAAAGATGTTGCAACTTTCAGTTTCACTTCAGATGTAGCATTTACAGAATATAAGATTAAAGTCGTACCATCTAAATCGTCATTGCATGATGCCGGCACATTAATCGGCACTGCAAATGGTTCTACAAACATGAGCGCAACTGGCACTTTTAAGGCTAGCACAGCAATCTCTTGCAAGATTTATGGAAAAGATCTTGAACTTGCTTCTAGTGGAGATGGCGAAAAGATTATCAAGGTATTCGTCAAGAATACTGTTGGTACTTGGTCAGTAGCATAATACTATGGCACAGGAATATACATTAACGGCAGAAGCAACGATGGTAAAAATTCATATATCCGGTAGTGGACACAATCGTGAAAACGTGACATGGGATATTCCTGTTTTGCCTTCTAATGCGATTGTTGTTTCTGCTAAATTCACTGGCGTATTCAACTGCTATTACACATATGCCGATGCGGTCAGATTTACAGTAAATGGCGGGAATACATACAAAAAAACAGCTAGCATAACAGTTGAATTTGGCACATCATTAACCAATTCAATTGTATGCGAGGCTTGGGGTTCTTCCTTTGCCGCAGTAGGAGATGTATGGCTTACAAATGGGCTTTACACTATCACATATAGAATTGCCGAAGCGCCTATTGTGACAATTGATGCTATAGATAAATATCGAATATCTAGAGTGTCGGGAATAAATGAGTGCATCTGCAAATTCCACTGTAATATTGATGTGGCAGAATGGGAGGCTCGTGCAACCCGCGAGGGGGAATCTTCCGGAAGAGGAATCGGGCTACTTGTAGAAAGTGGCACCGGTCTATAAGCAGGAAATGTAGGAGTGGTCAGTGTTCTAGACTCAGAGTTGTCAAAAGGTGATGGTGACTATCTCATAAGAATTTACACCAAATCAAACGATGGGGTGTGGTCGGGATGAGCAGAGGTTGGTTTACTCTTTTTCTATATACAGCGGGAAATGATGAGGCACAGGTCACAGAAATAAATGTTGAGTTATCGCATTCGCAAGATATCGATGTGTGTAATACATCTGCCTATGGCTCTCGTATATATATCACGGAAAATGACATCAATATTGAAACATCCGTTGGGCTTGACACCGAACTCACTTTGATCGAACAAATCAATATAGATGTTGGAAAGATAGAAGATTTTAAGGGAGATGAATAAATGAAATGTAACAAGTACGATATAGATGTCGTAGAAGGAACTACTCATCAGATAAAGTTTTCATGCTCATCAGAATGCAAACCTTATTACTTCGATGATTATAGAATAGTATTCGCTATCGTTGACAATGGTGAGATTAAAAGGAAAGAAGCGACAGCAAAAGAAAATATTATCACTGCAAAGTTAGAACCTAGTGATACGTTAGGAAAATACGGAAGAAGACTTTGTTATGAATGCAGAGCATTTTCTAAAACAAATGAAGTCTTGCATATTGCATTAGGCGACATCAATGTAATCAAGGCTAAAGCGCCTATTGCAAGATACGAGGAGGAATAAAAAACGAAGGTATTTATTTCACAGCCCATGAAAGGCTTAGCAGAGAAAGAAATTAAATCAAATAGAGAAAAGGCTATCAAAAACATCAAAAATCTCTATGGCGATGATGCTGAAATCATTGACAGTTACATTGATAGTGATGGCACTCCTTTGTGGTGTCTTGGAAAATCTATCGAATTGCTATCAACCGCAGATATAGCCTATTTCGTAAAAGACTGGAATACTGCACGAGGATGCAGAATCGAATATATGTGTGCCGATAATTATGGAATTGGCGCATATTTTGAGGAGGATTAATTATGGCAAAAACTGCAAATACTATTTTAGGTATCGCAAGAGGGTGGTTAGGTTGTAAAGAATCTGACGGCTCACATAAGAAGATTATTGACGTATACAATAGCCACAAACCATTAGCGAGAGGGTATAAGGTAAAGTACACAGATAGTTGGTGTGCTACTTTCGTGTCTGCGTGTGCGATTAAGGCGGGATATACTAATATCATTCCGCTTGAGTGTTCTTGTAATAAGATGATTGAAAAGTTTCAGAAGATGGGCAGATGGACAGAAGACGATGCACACGTGCCTCATTTAGGCGATGTAATCTTTTACGATTGGCAAGACAACGGTAAAGGTGACTGCAAAGGAACATCAGAACATGTTGGATATGTAGAAAAAGTAGAAAATGGCAAAATTACCGTGATTGAAGGTAATAAGAATGATTCCGTTTCTAGAAGAGTATTAAATGTTAACGGCAGATATATCCGTGGTTTTGGATGTCCAGCATATGATAACACTACTGTACAGACTGTTTCTAAACCACAGTCAAATACATCTAGCGCTTTGGGCACTTATGTAGTTACTGCATCTAGCCTAATCGTTAGAACAGGACCGGGTACAGGATACAGACGCAAAAAGAAGAGCGAGTTAACTGCCAATGCAAGAGAACACGCTACATTCACTGGTGCTTTAAAAAAAGGAACTAGAGTAACCGTGAAAGAATTTAGAGATGGATGGTCAAGAATCCCAAGCGGTTGGGTATGTGCCAACTATCTCAAGAAAGTCTAAGTTGACATGAGCAGAAACAAATACTAAAA